CGTTAATCGTTGAACGTGCTGAACCACTTGCGTCTGGGTAAACTAATATTCTGTTTGAAGGGTAGCGTCTTTTTATCTCCTGTGCCAAAGCATCAGTATCTTTTTGTTTACTAATTTCATCTATGATCACTAGCTTTTCACCATCCTTGACACCTACAACACAGTTGCAATTCATAACATTAAAATCAACCCCACATAAAAGAGTTTCCATTTTTGTATCAAATGGGATTTTATCTATAACGTGATCTTCTCTAGAGAATCTATTATAAACTTGGCCGCTTGTGAGGTTGACCCATTGACCAAGCAAGTAGGCTTTTATTAACTGAGGTGGATAATTCTCTTCAAGTGATTGAATAAAGTTTTCTGGTAAATATGGATTATCTTTTGTTTTTGCTTGAATTAATCCTGTATCAGATTTTTTATTTTTTTCAAATGTTTCAAAAGCCCAGCCATGACCTTCTGGAGTTGTAGTTGCATAAAACTGCTGCACATTACCTGATCTAAGTCTTGCAAGTGCCATATTCATTGCTTGCTCCGCTTCTCTTTTTGGGATAGTATCTGCCTCATCAAATCCAACCGCACAAAGGTTTTGACCTCTCAATCTTTGATATGTAAGCATCGTCCTTAACAAGATTGTATGAGTGCCTTCTTTAAATTCCAGATTGTACTCAGGAAGTGGTGAAGCTCTGAAACTGTAAGGAATTTGCCATTGATCTAATAGCTCATTCATTGTCCTTTGTAAAATATCTCTGAGCATCGGACTCGTGGGTTCAAAGATTGCGGAAACATGACCAACATTAAGTGCTGCTAATATGCAAGATTTTGAAATTAATGCATGAGTTTTGCCAGCACCAAAACCACAAACAAGAGCTAATTTTCGATGCTCCATGTCTTGGCAAAACTTCGCTTGATGCGGCAACAAATCTTGAGATATACGATCTATAGCATCTGCTGTTGTCGGTAAATCATAAGCACCAATTTGATATAAAACATTTCCAGCTTTAGCTGTATCTAAAATACTCACGAAACAATTTGTGCTAATCGGGCGGCTGTGTTGATAGCACCCAAAGCAATATGTAAATGTCCTTTTTCTCTAGCTTCAACTTGAAGGGTTGCACATTGATTTAAAAGCTCTGCAACCATTTGAGGTCTTTCCAAATCAAAATCAGCCTTTAATTTATCTCTGGCTTCAATGAGATAGGCATTACAGGTTGAAGGAGACACCCCCCATTTTTGTTTAGCATATTTTAAGCAATCAGACTTCCTACCACCCTTAGCGATAATCTCTGCAAATTTATTTGCTCTTATTTCTTTTTCGGCTTTTGTAATTTTTGCCATTAAAAAATGAACTTAAGTAAATGTTACACGCAAAAGAGAAAATATGATATTTGTGTAATTTGAGACTCATTTGAGATTGATAGGTGTTCCCACGTTCCCATGTGTTCCCAGAAATGCTTAAGACTTACCTAACCTTATATATACCCCTATTATACCTAATATTATATTTATATATAAAACATAGAGAACATAGAGAACATATATATATAAGATAGTGATAGCAGAGGTTTTAGCCGTTCCCAGTAGTGGGAACAGGAGAGAGAACAGGTAAGAACCAGACCCATTTAGGTGTTCCCTCCAATCTTTTTCTTTTACGTTCATAATGTAAGGATCTAAGAATGGATGAGACAGTCATGGTGTCAGATTTTGTTTGATTTGAAATTGGTTTTTCTATTGCTTCAGTTAATAAAAGTTCTATGGTTATATCTTTGACAGCATTGGCTGGATCATTCAGGTAATTAACAATTACAGATTGCCATGGACTATCGACCATATATTTTAGATTTTCTTTTTCGATTTGATTTTCCTGTTCTGTTGATAAAAAATGCTGTTCTTTATTTTTGAAAAGGTGAACGGCTGCACTCCACAGACTGTCTCGCTCAAGTTGTAAGGCATCAAGATCAATGGATTTTGTTGTGCAGGGAATTATATGAAATCTACGATTGCCTGTGTCATCAATTAGCACCCCTGATTCTTTGTTAGTACTTCCGACAATAATGCCTCTTCTGGGCCATTCTTCAACTGCTTTTCCATAAGGAACTCTGAGAAGGTCAGTTGATCTTGATAAAAATGCTTTTATAACACCAGCGTGTTTGCGGCTAGTTACTCCGTCAATTTCGCTCCACTCCATACCCCATGAACGGTGAAGGACTAAAAGATCATCTTTAGATGAAATATCACCGAGGGCATCTGAAAAGAAAGGGCCGAACAGCACTTGCCAATAAGAAGATTTTTTAATCCCCTGTGGGCCTTGTAATACTGTTGCAGTGTCATGTTTACAACCAGCCATGAAAGCTCTTCTAACTGCGTTTATCAGGGTAAGTTTAAGCATGGTGTCATATATAGTTGGCTCTGTTAAGTTTTGATCCTCTGGCCTGAGATACGTGGAGGCTATTCTTTCAATGCCATACATTTCTGGCTTTATTTCGTTGTAGCAATGATCAAGATATAGTTTTACAGGATCATATTCATTCTCATGGGCAACTTTGAGAAGGCAATCAACAGCCATTTCTTTAGGAACTTTATAACCAAGTTCTGCAAGTGTGAGATAAAAAAGCTCAATATTTTTTATTACTTTGCCATCCATTTCTATGGAGTGAGAAAAGATATTAAACCTGATTTCCTGTTTTAAATTACGTAAAAAATTTATTAATTCCTGTGATGTAAGCTGCTCAAGTTTTGTTGGAATAATTGTGGATTTTTCCTGTGGTTTTATTGAATTTGGAAAACTGCGTGGAGGTGGTGTCCATCCATCCTCTAAGGCAAATTTTTGCAGAGTGCCTAATGAGACTCCAGATGATTTAAATGAAGCCCATTTCTTTTCACATTCACCAGATTGGTATTTACTGTTCTTTTGTGATAAAGCTTCCCATTCATGAAGAAGAGAATCATCCCCAACAGAATGAGCAGCCATTCCAATTTTTAGCCAAGAATCATAATCATCTAAGCGTGATGGATTTATTGATTGAAGTAATGAACGTGCTTTATCAGAATCTGAATTATATGTTTGAATTTGTGGTGTTTTTGTTTTCTTTTTTTTCTGCTCCATCATCTTTTCGATAATGGCAAGAGGGGCTTCAGCTATTTTTTTTATATCTCTTGGAGATCTGCCATCCATCCACCTATAGCCATCTGTTATTGGATGTTTTCCAGAAACTATAGATTGTGTACCATCCCAACGGAGTTCTATTTGTTCAACAGAGCCATCTTCATCTTTGACCCCTGTTTGAAATTTACGAGTTTTAATTTTAGACCAATATTTTTCTGGCACTTGGTAAATAATTTGAAATCTACCAACCCGACCAGATGTGACCATCCATGATGGTGGTAAAGAGGAAAGAGAAAACCCCCATTCACCTAAAATCTTTGCAGCGGAAGGTCCATCATGGTCTAAGAAAAGCAGTCCACCAGAGGGAGTGCCGCAGCAAACACCGATGCCTGAAGATCTTTTTGCTGATATTTCTTTAAATAGTTGTGATCTTGAAAGCGGATTATTTTGCCAATCGTTTTGATAAGGTCTTTTATTTTGAACGGCAACATAACCCCATGCCTTCGGCAAGCCAAGTAATTCTTCTTTTATATCCATTTTTATGCAGCCTGCTCCATCTTTTCAGTAACTATGGATCTTAATAAACAAGATCTTGATTCAGACCCTTTATTATCATCAAGCCATTTTATTTGACCCTGTGAAAGTTGAATATTAATTGTTTTTAAAGTTTGCTCTTGTTCCATATTTAGGGTTGTTTATGTGTAACTATAGGGTAAGATACCACT